ACTATCTATTTTGAATTCTCTTTAACTGTAAAGAAAAGAAAAACAATTCCTATAGGGAGAAAAGAAAATGTTAGCAGTTAGCTTAGTAGTAGGTTCTTTTTTAATCATATTGTTCTTTACATTGGGAATTGTAATTGGATGGGTTGCCCGAGAGTATATGATGAGTTATAGGGAAATTCCTAGAATTCATCCAGAAATGTTTGATAACCAGGGAAATCTGATTCCTGACGAAGTGCTAGCAATTCGTTTTGAGGAAGGTTACTTTGATTCAGACGAAGACGACGATGACGAAGACTAATTTTTTTTCAACTGATAATAATTATGACTACAACTACAACAAAAACCAAGACAACCACTACCAAAAGAGTTACTCCTGTAATTGATAATTTACCGAGTAATCCATTTGCCTTTGAGATTTTTGATTTGGTATCACATCAAAAAACAAATGCTAAGAAGGTAGAACTTCTACAAAAGTACGATCATCCATCAATCAGAGCCACTTTTATTTGGAACTTTGATGAGAGTGTGATTTCTGCTCTTCCAGAAGGTCCTGTACCTTATTCTGGTTATAAGGATCAGACAACTTTTAATGGATCAATGAGTGATAAACTTACCGAAGAAATTCGTAGGATGCACGAAGTTGGTTCGTTCTCTGTAGGTAATACTGCGAATGCGAATCAGGAGCACACCACAATTCGTAGAGAATTTAAACACTTTTATCATTTCATTAAAGGTGGTAATGACTCAATAAATAGTATTCGTAGAGAATCTATGTTCATTAATATTCTAGAAGGACTTCATCCACTAGAAGCAGAAATTTTAATTCTTGTAAAGGATAAGAAACTTGATACCAAATATGAGATTACAAAAGAAATTGTAAGCCAGGCATACCCATCTATTATTTGGGGCGGTCGTTCGTGAGTAAAACCGGCAGTGTCGCAGAGGAAAAAACAACTGTGGAATGGACGGCAGAAGAAAAGAAAGATATTTCCTCCCGTTATGGGTGTGAAATACTTTTAGAAAAAGCAACGATACAGCAATTAAAGGATCCATTATTTCCCACTGATGCTAATATTGTAACTTATATTGTTGAAGGCGAGACTTATACAGATCTCTGCCGTGGAAGTAAAGTAAAAATCTTTGACTTATATTTTGATAAGTTTGGTCAAGGAGTAGTTCAGGATATTGCCTGGGGATATGGTAAGATAAGTCCCCTAATGTGGGGATATAAAGTACCAGAAAAGAAAAGGCGAAAGTGATTCCCAAAATAACCGAGAAAAATTCCCCCAAAATTTTTTGATCTGTAGAGTCGCTCTTGACGAGCGGCTCTTTTTTGTGTAAAATGATATGAGACAACTATATGCAATGAACAAAGACAAACTAAAACTAATTGTCCGTAATTTGGAACTTCTTGTGGATTCCCTGAAAACAGAATTATATTCTGATGTTCCGTCATATCAATTTGATGATATTCAACCAAAAGATTTAGATTACGATGAAATTTTTGAGGACTCTGAATGAAAAACAAAAAAGCAATCCAATTAATCAAGGAAGCACTGAAGCAAGATTATTTGTATTCCAGTGATGAACTTCAATTTATGAAAGTTCAACTTTCTATGCTAGAATTGGAAAAGAGCACATCAAAAGAATACAGGGGATTTGGAAAGAAATGAAACCTATTAGAGCAAAAGATCTTCTTGAATTGGACCAAAATATGAAAGTCGTGATGCTTCGGCAGACACAACTTCCACAAACTTTGGTGTGGCAAGGTGGTAAGAATGATTACTCGGAGGAACCTATTCATACGATATTTCCACCAAATGAGAAAGAGTGTGGTAAATGGGTTATTGAGCAACTACTTGCAAATGAACGTGGGCACTGGGGACCATTGGAGCACCCTGCGATTACCTTTGATTGTGTCGGATTTGTTCATAATGTAATTGTTCAGGCACGAACTCATCGTGTTGGTGTATCTTTTGATGTTCAATCTCAACGTTATACTGGTCGTCGTGTATTAAAGGTTGCTAAAGGTGAACTGAGACCACAAGAAGTTTATTATGTGCGTCCAGAAGGTCTCTATCTTGACCGCAAAGGGCACAAGTATGAATGGAAGCAGGAAGATTATGAAAGGCAGTTAAAGTTCTGTCTGGCGGCATCTGAGAGGTATGCTGAGGGTTATAATACTCGTGGTATGGCTGAAGAGCATCTTCGAGATTATCTTCCTCAAAATATTCGTCAGAACTTTGTGGTTACATTCTCACTTCGTGCTGCTCTACACTTTCTTGATCTTCGTGCTAAATTGGATGCACAGGTAGAAATTCAGGCACTCTGTGAAGGTATGGTTCCTGTAATCAAACAATGGATTCCTGAGATCTTTAGTTATTATGAAGAGAAGAGACTTCATAAGGCACGGTTGAGTCCATAAATATTTTTGTAAATTATTATAAACAATGGCAATTTATCCGATTATTCATAAAGAAACTGGTGAGACGAAAGTGATTGAAATGAGTGTTCATGATATTACTCAATGGTATCAGGACAATTCCGAATGGAAAAGAGATTGGTCACAAGGTTGCGCCCAACCTGGAGAAGTTGGTGAGTGGAAAGACAAACTTGTTTCAAAAAATCCTGGATGGAACGATGTCCTTGGAGTTGCAGCAAAAATGCCCGGTTCAAGAGTAAAGAAAATCTAACCTACCTAATATGGCAAGAAGAAAAAGGACGAATGAGCAACAAACTGGTGTTGATCTTACAACCCGACAGACAAAGAAAAAGAAAGCACTTGGGAATGAGTATCTATTAGATATTGAACCACTCACAGACAATCAAAGAAAACTTTATGATGCATATGCCGAAGGCAAGCATCTTGTCGCATATGGTTGTGCAGGAACTGGTAAGACTTTCATCACTCTTTATAATGCTCTCCGTGAAGTTCTTGATGAAAAAACTCCTTATGAGAAAATCTATCTGGTTCGTTCTTTGGTTGCTACAAGGGAGATTGGTTTCCTCCCTGGTTCCTATGAGGATAAGTCAGACATCTACCAGATTCCTTATAAGAATATGGTGAAGTATATGTTCCAGATGCCTTCTGATGCTGAGTTTGAGATGCTTTATGGTAATCTTAAATCACAGGAGACTATTAAGTTCTGGAGCACTTCATTCTTAAGAGGAACCACACTTGATAATTCAATTGTGATTGTAGATGAATTCCAAAACTGTACGGCACACGAGCTGGATTCAATCATTACTCGTGTTGGTGAGAACTCTAAGATTATGTTTTGTGGAGATGCTTCTCAGTCTGATTTGCAGAAGACTAATGAACGTAATGGAATTGTTGATTTTATGAATGTCTTGCGTAAAATGCCATCTATTGATATAATAGAATTTGGTGTTGATGATATTGTCCGTTCTGGACTTGTCAAAGAATACATCCTTGCGAAAATAGAAGTAGGTCTTTAATGTTCAATCATGTTGATGTGACTCTCCCGAAACTTGATCGGGAGACTATAGATGGTGTTCGTTATTATAAAGTTCCTGGCGAAGATGAAGAATTTCTCAAATTAGTTTCAATTACTTCTATTACAAGTCATTTCAACAAGGAAATCTTTGTGAAGTGGCGCAAGAGGGTTGGAGATGTAGAAGCAGATCGTATCACAAAACTTGCAACAAGTCGTGGTACGGATACTCATACTCTTACTGAGTATTTTCTGAAAAATCAAGATCTTCCTACAGATATTCTTCCAATCTCAGAGTTTCTGTTTAATATTTCTAAGATTTCTCTTAAAAATATTGATAATATTCACTCTCTTGAAGGATCCCTATATAGTAAGCAATTAGGTATTGCAGGAACCGTTGATTGTATTGCAGAATACAACGGCGAATTAGCAATTATCGACTTTAAAACTTCTAAGAAACCCAAACCACGCGAGTGGATTGATCATTATTTTGTTCAGTGCTGTGCTTATGCAGCAATGTACTACGAACTGACTGAGATACCAGTCAAAAAATTTGTTATCATTATGTCTTGTGAAAATGGAGAATGTGTTGTTTATGAAGAATACGACAAAGCAAAGTACCTTAAATTACTCGTCCAATATATTAGAAAATTTGTTGGAGATAAACTTGAGCAGTATGGAACCTAACAAGGAATTAGAACAGGCAATAGAGGATAAGTTTCTAACTCCTTCTAAATTTGCACTGGAAGTAGAAAAGATTGTTGCAGAAGAAAAATGTAACTACATTGATGCTATTTGCCATTATTGTGAGATCAATAAGATTGAGGTAGATTCAATTACGAAATTGGTATCAAAACCCCTCAAAGAAAGATTGAAGTATGATGCTATCAATTTAAACTTTATGAAAAAAACTTCGAAGGCAAAGCTTCCACTATGAGTCCATTTGAGACCTATCAACATTATCTTTCACTCAAAAGTCATTTTACAAATCCAAAATACGATTTCTTTAAATATGGTGGGAAGTCACGGGCAACTGTGACTTCCTTCAATAAACGTAAGGAT